GTGAAAGTCATACTTTAAGTTAAATGGATTTTGATTTATGATGTTTGGAACTTCTTTTCCTTTGAAAACATCTATAAGTTCTTTTGCTGCGGCATCTTCACCATACCCCAAAATTAAGTGGTCTATCGGTAAATTTTTGAATATAAATTCAGCTATGAATCCAGCACCCCCAATGACAATTTTACTGTTAGGAAAATCTAATTTTAAATCATAAATAAAATTCTGAAAATCGTCACTTATTAATAATTTTGATGGATTCTTATATTTCTCTCTAGAACGATTATCCCTTGTTGAATTACGAACATCTTTCTTATTTATTTTACTATCTGCTTTCGATCCATTACTAATTGCAAATCCCATGAATGTGCCAGAAAAACCAAATATAGTATTTTCATGAACATGTTCTTGCAACCATAATAATAAAGGTGTTGAATCTCTAACAAACGATTGTAAAAAATCAATTACTTTTACAGAACGGCCTTGATCTCTCAAAACTTTTGCTATTTTGTATACACCTAAAGCTCTGGCTCTATCAAATGGTGTAAATAAGATGAAATCATACATTTATCTCAAGCACTCTTTATAGATTTCATCTGGCACCTTTTCATCTTTTCTCCAGAATCTCCCATCATCTAACACAAATTTAAATCGACTAGGATCATCTCTTCTTTTTTGTCGATGTTGATAATCATACTTACCGTCAACCGCTCCAGACAAAACCTTCATCAATGATGGCTCTTTTGTCTTATTTTTTCTGTAAGTTTCGTCTTTAATATATTTGTTTATATAATCTTTGGCTGGTTGTTTATATGTCTCCCAAGTGCCACCATGTTTGATATCATGATTAACTATTGACCACTTTTGAAAATTTTCTGTGTTAAAGAAACTTATCGTAGACTTACAATCTGATGTATCACTAAATGTAAAAATCATACGAACATCCACATCTTGCCATTTGAAACAAAAATTACACCACCAAAATAAATCAAATACTGTTTTTATTTCAAATGGTGAGTAGTCTACATGTTCAAATAAAAGTTCGACCAAATGTGATTTCTTGCGCTCAAATTTTTCTTTTGCGTCTAATGGCACATCAGACCTTTTGTTAAATAACTTTCCGTTGGGCCAAGTAAAGATGCTCTCCCAATCATCTGCATGTTTATCTAGATTGGCGTGTAAAGCATCACTACCAAAACACTGATCACCACACTCTCCAGTAACTTTTATGATATCATGATTTTCAAATAATGAATCATCTAACACTTCTTTGTGTGGTAAAGGATCGTTTTTATCTTTTACCATCTTTTCCCACATTAGGGGAAACTCATCTATAGAGTCTTGAGTATACCGAATATTTAAAACATCAGATTGAGACTTAGTTTCTAGCAAAGCAATCAATGCACCGCTACTGTCAATACCACCGCTCCAAAACAACTCTATCGGTTTTTTTAATTTCCATAGGTTAGTTGCTGCCTCCATACAACACTCTTCCCAAGACTTATTAAATTTATCAAAGTTTGGAATAGGGTCATATGACATATGAAATGGGTTAAAATGATTAGTTCTATCCACAGGCATGTATGCTTGAACTAATTGACCCACTGAAACTATAAGGGGAGTATTTCCCAGATTATCTATACTAAAAATATCGGGTCTAAAATATTTCACTTTCACTTTACTTATCCTTTAACATTTTTTGCAATTCAGCAGTACTCCCCACAAATAATGCGTTTGTCACATTTTTAGGTGCGTTACTAGGCACCTCTTTTAGTTTTCTCATTTTTTCTTGCAAGTCACCAAGTTTCTCAGTGACTTCAGCCACCTGTTTGATAAGGTTTCCGGCAACCTCGTAGGCTCTAGGATGGTCTGATTCTTTGGCGAGTTCCAGAATGCCTTCCACTGCATCCGTTCCTCTTTCGACCAAATTGTAGAAGTTTTGTCGCTGGTATTCATAATCTCTCTCCACATGTTGATTTGCATCACCCCAATCTTCTTGAGGCATTGTTGTCACTTCTTGTTTACGGAAGTTCTCAGATATGTTGTTAGATGAAACTTCTTCTACTACACCTAACGCTTTATCAATTGTATTACTCATCTTCGCCTGTCGTTGGGTTAAATGTTTTTGCATCCGTAAAGAATGATGTTGTCTCATTAAATCCAAAATCATCATCTGCATCAGCACTAACTGGGTCTGGTGTAATTGTAAGTCTTTGTTCTCTCTTTGGAGATTTATCTGGTAAATCAGCAAACTGGTCAGCTTGAACGGTTCTAATAATATTACTGGAAGTAACAGGACCATATAGATAGAACTTACATGTAAAGTTCATTGTGTATATCAATGCTCTTCTTTGCTCAAAGTCTCCTTCATAACTATCCTCATAAGTTATACCATTTAAAATAATTGGAATATCTCTTTTGATACCCATGTCTGCCATGTCGTTAACTGTGATAGTATAATCTGGTTGAAAGAAGGGAAGAATTTGTTCTACGATTTGCAATGCATCATCTGATTGTTTTGACAAAATGTATAATACTATATCCAGATTATATGGCACTGGCATGTACTGTGTATCAAGTGACCTTGTTTTATTTCCTGTATTAACCTTTTTAAACTTCTGTACTCGATTTAATTTTCTAGTAGCATCATAGGAAAGGTTTTGAATCTCGAAACCAATTCGTGGTAAAGTTACAGCCACCTTACTTGATAAGTCAGCATCAGACCTAAGACGAACTAAAAACTTCTCTCTTGGCCCGTAAGCAAGAGGAACCTTCATAGATTGTGTAATGTTGCCAGAACTGTCCTTACGAACTAATTGGACATTATTAAATGTCGTTCCAAACGCTACAATTATCTTTCGTATTGTTTCGTGGTAAAATTGTTGACCCAACATTGTTAACTACTCCCTACATCCCCAAACGGATTACCCTCTGAGAAATCTAACACAGAATCATCAGCAGCATCAAACAACTCATTCTGTGCCGAGGTATCTACATTACCATCATCAGATGTACTTCCATCACCCACTATATATCCTTCCTGTAACAAGAACTCTCCTGTCTCTGAAAGAAGAACACCAGCAGATGTTGTCATGTCGCTGGTTTCTAGGGCAACTATCTCATCACCCTCTGTATCATCAGCATTTTCGTGTACAATTCTACCAATCTCATTCTCTAAGAATAGTGCGTCAATTGAAGCAGAATCTTGTTCCATTGTAAACTGCAATGCAAGAGTATCAGTTGATAGACTGTCTTCAATCGCATCAATCGCAGAAATATCTGTATCCAGCACCTCTGAACTATAATCAAAGAGGCGACAACGCATCTTGTAAACTGGATTATTATCTAACTGAAAATATGGCTCATCGTGGTCTACAAAGTTAATTTGGAATATCTTTGAGAGAACTGGATGGTATATCAAATCACCCTCTAATGGTCTGTCAGAATCAGTTGCTGTTGCCTCTGAAATAATATACCCACTTTCAAATGATGCAGAGGCCTCTACTGTTCCACTATCCAAAGTTCCATCTTCTAACAATATAGAACCACTAAGAGTATCAGTTCCACTCTCTATTGTAATCTGTTTAGTTAACTCTTGAAATCTAGTTTTAGCAACAACGAATGTTGCCTCACTCAAGTTCTGTAAACCAAACTGATTCATAAGTTCTTTTTCACCACCAAAACCAGCTTCACTGTTTTCCATATACATTTCAATCTTTGCTTGAGTATTGAATTTAGCAATACTGTCTGTTCCAAGAATCGTGTCCTCATTTACGAGTGTTCGATCTAGGTAAAAAACATCATGTCCATGTATCTGAATAGATTCAATAACCAAATCTCTGTACAGATTTTGCTCTGTTGCTAAGGCTGTGACATTACTTGTGTGAAATGCTGAATTGACTGCCATGAGTTATCCTATCATATAATCAAGTGGTAACTCGTAAGCTAGTTGAATCTGTTCTTCCAATCTAATAATTTCCTCTTGTGCTTGTTGGAATATTGTCTCCCCGTTCATAGTCACACCACCCAACATAGTAACACCAGAGAACTTACTAAGGTTTGCTCCCCACTGTCTTTTAATCAGTGCAGTGGCATATCTCTTTAAATAGATATCATCAAATATATCTGTGTAGGATGTTGGGTCAAGTTTTCTGTATGCTTCAATAACAATGTAGTCTTGGTCAGCGGTTATATCATTTTCCCAATCCATATCAATATACAAACGGTTTTGATGCTGATTAAACCTTATGGGTGTTTCTCCAACTAATATATGCTCCAAATAATCAAGGTGTTTCATTGTCATATCATAGTGAATGACTGATTGCGAAGAAAAATCATACAAGTCATTTAATCTTAACTGATAACGAATATCAAACATACTATTTGTTTGAGCCTCATCAAAATTAAATATTTGAACTACGGATACAACAGAAGAAGGCATAGGAATAAAATTATTACCTTCTTTAAAACTACCAGTAACAGAACTATCTACAGAATCGGTTGATGTGGTT